CCAATATATCCAACATCATTGCCCGGCTTGTTTGCACTATCTGCAGTACACCTTTATCGTAAAAGTTAGTTCCTAAATATTCCATTATCATTTGAATCCACTCCTCTGATGTACCGAACTGCTTTTCTTTGCGTAAAGTATTGTAATTATCCCTCGCATACTTAACCGCCACCTCCTTAATAATTTGATTCATGGTCCGGCTTATGCCATCGCTAAATAACAACGTATTGATATAACGCCTTGCATCTTGCTCGCTATTCTGCAAAGCATCCTGAAAGCCTTTTATATCGGCCTGCAATGCCCGATAAAATTTACCCTTATACTTGTTAATGTATTTAACGGCTTTGTTCCTTTCCCGATTCCAGTATATTCTCCGCTGTCTTGCCGTCATATTTAGATATGAAGTTAATCAGTTCTTTTGTAAAATGGCCACGCCTCACTATCATTTTGCCATACTCATTAATACAGTTCTTTTCCTTTTCAGTTTCAGGATATACCCGCTTGGCTATACTTTGACAATAACTTTTAATTTCTGTTGTAATTGACATTCTCAAAACATTCCCTGAAAAAGCTGATGGCCGGCACGTTTATATTTGCACTAAAATAGTCCATTTGTACAAAGTACCATCCATAACCTCTAAGCCATATAATCGTTATATTCTCCGCTGTTGTCATTGTTTATATCTTCTTCAGGTACATCCACATCTTCTATTAATCCGTAATTGCCGGTAATCAAATAACGTTCATGCATCGGTATGGCAGTAGCCTCAAATCCTAATAGCTTTCTGTATTCATTACCATTTATTGTCCCTCTGTCAAACATACCATTGTACACGGTTGACATTTTAGAATAATCGTCTTGCAGTTCGGGTAATGTACTGAAATCATAATCCAAATACTCACGGCTGCCAAAAGATGGGACTAACACCCGATTTAATTCATCACGTAAGCTATTGCACATCGGCATTATTAGGTCCGTTACGAACTTCTTTTGCGCCCATTCTTTGTTGCTGAATGATTGACCCGGTACTAATATATCAGGATCAACACCTAATGCCATTGCGATGCGCTCCATTGTCTTATCTTGGCTATCCAATAACTGCATATCAACACTATCCTTGCCTATATTTAAAAACTCCCATTTGCCTTGTAAAGTAGCAACCGCCGCCTTCATGGCCGTGTTATTTATCTTATTGTCAATAACAGATTTAAGTTGGCCGGCCTGCTCCGGTGTCAAATTATCCAATGTTTCATTTGTCAGTACACCTTTTGCACCACCATTCTGAAACATGGCAACCGCTGCCTCCATTGCATCATTATCTTGCTGTAACCTACGTTTAAGCGGACGCATTGGATTAAAACCACGCAAATGGCTGCGATCTACAACATCAAAGTTCGGATTAAATGTTTTCCAATGTATTATGTCCGATTTAGGTATTGATATAAGCTTTCCGTTAATATCCAATATGTAACCCAAAACACCATAAAGATCATTAGGATCAGGTACTAATTCAACTTTATCCGGCGGGATTAAATACATCTCTAACACCTCACCCTCTTCAATGCCTCCACGATTAAGCCAAATAAATGCCTCACCATTTAAGGCATAAAAGCTAAACACACCCTCAAAGAATGAATCCGCCCCTTGTGTAGGATTAGGTTTATTGATCAGGTTGCTTAATGCTGAATTACTTACAACTTCATCCAATGCCTTTATCCGGTCTATTTGATACCGTTGTACGTTGTTAACAGGTGAATGTTTATAACGCTTTAATGTTGTTTGATTCTTTGGCAGATAGCTATAAAAGGGTACCGTTGCAGCTTTGCGCCCTATCTTTTTGATAACCGTATAAACAGTGTCATTATTTTCGTATGCATTTTGGTCACGATCCCATTTAAAAAAGCTTATTGGTGCGCCTACATAAACACCAGGGAATGACATTGCCTTCTTCTGTATCTTTTCAATGCCTAAAAGTTTATTTATCCAACTCATTAGAATGCTACCCAACTGGGTGATTTTGTTGTAAGTTTAGTAAAGATGCCATATCTCATTGCATCCAATAGGTGATCATTTTCCTTTACAGGACTTTCATCACTTGCTATATTGCCATCCTTATCAGTTTTCCATTTATACGATTGCAGCTCTGCCTTCAAATTATTGCTTTTATGATTAACGTATAATGGATATGATTTAACCTTCATGATGCCGGCCCATACATCTTTGTCGGCTGGTTTGCAGTTAAACCCATTGCGACTAAGTTCTTCAATTGTTTTCGGCTCGGCTGCATCACAAAATATCTCATCACTCTTCGACAAATTTAACCCTTTCAATTTACTTATAAGATCGCTAATTGTCAACTTAGGCTCATATATTAGTTCCTGAACGTAATTTGCGCCCTCAAAATGCTCTATCTTTACAAGTGCTGTCGGCACGGTATATCCAAAATCAAGTCCGTAAAATACAGCACCTTTGCCCGGTAGATCAGTACATACTTTCCACTGCGTATAAATTAACTCCTTAGACGCTCCCCTTTCTCCTAACCCATATACCTTCCACATAAAATCATCGGGCAAATCTTTGTAACTTTCAATGTAATCGATCTGCTGTTGGCTTAGGTTGTGGATATTATCCTTATAGGTTGAATGTATTTTTATGTTTTTAGGGTTGTCGGCAATATCATAAACCCATGACCTGAACTCTGCTGGGTTCCAATCCATAAATATGGTGCTGGTTGTCCGCATGGCTAACTGGTCAAATAATAGCTTGCTAATTAGGTTGGCTTCGTTTATAAATAAAATATCCCTGCCCGGTCCACGTGCTTTACCTTCATCTTCTAAACCAAACAATTCAATGTACGATCCATTAGGAAAGTTATAAACAAAGTCAGTCCATCGCATCCATTCTTCGTACCAATTGCCAGTCTCTTTTAGTATTTGTTGTAAATCCCTGAATGCACCACGTTTGATATGTGGCAACGAATGGCTTACTATTGATATTCGTTTATTGTTTTGTGTAGTTGCAATGCTGACAAGTATCTGAATAGTCGAATAAGATTTACCGGACCGGCTGCCCCCTTCATTACAGATTATTTGCGCCCCGTCTTTATACGCTTGATGTGTCGGCCATATCACTTTGCTCGGTACTGCCATTCGGAGTTATAATAACTTGTTTGAGTTGTGGAAGGTTTACATCGGCTTTTACATCGCTCTTATTTGTGATCAGCTTATTAAATTCATCTTCATCTGCCATCAGCTTAAATGCTGCTATTTGCAATGCCGGTGCCGCCTCTTCGCTTTGCCAGTTTTTCTTCATCCGGCTTTTAGCTATAACCTTTTGTTTTGCTATTGCACCTTTTATATCCTCACATTCATGAAATTTCCAATCATATAGACATTTAATTGTCGGCTCAACATAAAGGCTCATTTCGTCAAAAGTAGTGCATTTATGCTCCTCTATTGCCTTTAAACACTTACCTAATATTTCATCTTTATCATAAGCCATACAACCGCTTAATGTGATTTATTTCGCTGATCAATTCTTTATCCTTTCGTCTTAAATACATCCTTCTTATCACCTGATATATTGTTTTGCCGTATCCGTAGCATGGCAATGTATCTCGGATTACTACTCTTGGCGTATTTAAGCTGTTAAATGCATACCAAATGTAAAGATACCGACTTTTGTCATATTCTTTATTCTTATCCGTACACTCTCTGAATCTTGGCGTCGAATATTCGGCCTCCAGTATTTCGGCTAATTTATTTAGTTTTTGGCTAAATTTATTAGAGGCCATATTATAAAACTATATCAGTTAATACAAATATTTAAAAAAAGTTAGATAAATATTTGGAATGTTAATAACTATTGCATAGCTTTACACTATCAATTCACAATTTAAAACCTAAAACCATGCAACTACAAACATTTGAGATCCAGTTTTACCCGGATGCAAAAACATTCTGGCCAACCTTTGACGGCAAAGGAACTTACCCATCCATCACGCTTCACGTATCCGAAACGCCTGCCGGCAAACTGATTTATCAAGGCTTTACCATGCCACGCGCTGAATCTATGACCTTTGACGGCTCAAAGTACAATGACCTGTTGCAGGCTATTATTTCACTTTTAAACGAGAAAAACGATGACGCTGATTCTTTCGATCGTATGTTTATTAGTAATCATTCTTTCTCTTTATAAACTATTTAAAGACGAATCATGATAACAATAGCCATATTTGCCCTGATTATACTGTTTGCCGTAGAGGTGCAGTTTCAGGATTATTTAAACGATATTAACAATAACCGGGTGCGCCACCCATTAAAACGTAAAAAATGATAGTTCAAAAAACTTTATCAGTACATATTGACAACCTTCCATATTGGGAAGAAATCAGTAATAGTTATCCAAATCTCTGCAAATTTAAAATAGTTTCTATTACAGAATTTGAAATGGAGGATTATTGTGAAATTGAATTTACATACGATGATAATGATATAAAATATCTTTTTATTGAATTGTTCTTTGCAGGTAAAAAAGCAGGTATTAAAAGTATGTCTGAATCAATAAAAAATATAACCCATTATTAATATTTTATGAAACAACTTATTAATATACAGTCAGAATTAAAAGCTCCTAAAAACCAATTCAATAGCTTCGGCAAATACCATTACCGAAATGCTGAAGACATCCTGGAAGCATTGAAGCCTATCTTGCTGAAGCATGGATGCACGCTTACCTTATCCGATGACATTAAAACGGCTGGTAATATTACGTATGTTGAAACTACCGCCACGCTATGCCATGAAGGTGACTGCATATCTGTAACCGCACAGGCCGGGATCGATTTAAATGCTAAAGGTATGTCACAGGCGCAATGCTTTGGCGCATCATCATCATACGCCCGGAAGTACGCATTATCGGGATTATTTTTACTGGATGATAGTAAAGATCCAGATGCGACCAATACACACGGCAAAGAGGATTTATCCGACTATAAAAGCAAACTGATATTAAAGTGTAATGACATTGCCGATGTTATAAAACGCGCGACCGCCATGCGATCTATACAGGATGCATCTGCAATGGCCGACCTTATCAAAATAGAAAAACGATTAAACGAATTAACAAACCAATAAACCAGTAATTATGCAACAATTACAAACCACAGAAAGCATGGCAGCCTTCGCCGTAAGTAAGGCAAACCGAGAAGAACTGGCAATTCAGATAGTCGAAGCGATCGATG